TTTCTGTGCTTAATAACTAAAGAAAAATCATTTGCAGAAAATGTTTCAATATGAAAAGTATAATATCCGGTAGGTAATCCTAAGCCTTGATCCGGAGTGCCTGCTAAATTTATTCCAAGAGGAATTTCGTCTCCAACTAAATTATCAAATCTATAATATTCTTCGTTGTCTTTTTTGAGTATAAAGTTATATTTAGCATTCTTTGTTGTAGGTGTTATTCTAACCTCTAGGTAGTGTTCTACTTGTGTTTTATCATATATAAACATCCTTCCGTTTAAGAAGGTAGGATGATATGTATCACTCAGACCTTGCTCACCAGTGTCTCCAACAGGAGCAGTAAAGTCATTCTTTCTAAATTTATAGTGTATTGGTCCAAATTCATCTCGGTCTATCAGTCTGCCTTTTTCTTTATTTAACCAAACAAAGAGATTATAATAAGGAATGTTAGTATCCGAAAATCCATCTGAAGTCGATCTAAAGAAATGCTTGTCTATCTGTATTTTAGGGTGAGTGCCAGTATCCGTCCCTGACATAAAAGATATATTAGGAAACTGTTCTTCTATTGCCTTAACAATAGTATGAAGTCTTATAGCTGGCTTAAATTCATCTATAGGAATACCTTTGTTTTGTGCGTGAGGATATACATTATTTTCTTTGCTAGAATCTGCTGAATCATACTTTATAGCTTTCGTTGTTGTAATTAGCGGCACTAATAATGAATCAACATATGTTGTAGATCCTATGGCAATATCTTGTGCATCCTGCAATAGAGATATCATATTAGCATCTGTAAAATCAAATGAAATGTCACTAAGCTCACTCAATTCGTCTAAAGTTCTGCCCGATAAATCATCTATCATTTTGATAGTATCACCAAAGAATGTCAAAGAATATGAATATGCTTTGCCATTTTTCATATTGGCAGATTCTAATTGTATTCTGCCTTTCTTAAATAATCTATAGTTTAAGTGTATTTCAGCATCAATTCTTCTTTTAGCATCAAAAGCTAAATTTAAATCCGGATTTTGATCCCTTCCTATATTTGGGTTATAGAAGTGTTTAAATGCTGTATTGTTTATTTTACTAGCTGGAACTGTAAATGTTCTACTAAAATCAGTAAAGACCTTCTTAATATCTTTTACGTCCTGAATTGTTTGAACAAGCTCAATCCCCTCATAATCGAAAAGGTCGATTTGAGTGTGTGAATTAGATTCAACAACATATAATTGTACTTCTAGCCTCATCTAACTGTGTTGATTTTATCTGACGCAAAGTCAAATACCACTTGATAATTTATTAGTTTGTCGTTTAAGGATGTTTTATATTGTAATTGTTTCGATGAAGGAACGGCAGAAAGCACGTTTCCTTCAAAAGTAATCCAGCAATTTTCACTTAAAAATAATTCCTCTATAGTCTGATTAAAGTCCTCGTTTACATAACCGGTGTTTACTGATAATGAGGTTTGACTAACAACATCAAATCTCTGATGCTGACCTTCACTAGTATCATAAGCAGCACTAGAATTAATAATATTTTTCTTATATCTATTGTCTTCTATACTTAAATTTTCTTTAGACCTAAGGAAGAAATACATACATTGTATTACACCAAACTTATTTATAAATTGACATTTAATAGGTGTAAACTTAGGTTCACACACGGGTATTAAGTTTATGCTTTTAAGCAGTGTTGTTTGTCCGTCATCGTATACATTTATAACATAAGAAGTGTCATTAGTATTAGGTGTAAACGTAACATATTCAACCGCACTAGCTGCGGTATTGTCAAAATTACTTGCCAAGTCGACAGTAGTTTGAGAACCATCTCTAGTATATACTATTTCAATATCATCCTCTGTATAGAAAGGTATTTCTATTGCTGTATCATCCGGTACATATACATAGTTAGATGATATTAATGCGTGACGGCTAAGCTGAGGGCTTGCGCCTTCGTTAAAGAAACCATATCCATCGAATGCTAAATAATAAGATGTTGCCATATTAAGTTGTTATTGTAGATTCTAATTGAACCCATTTTATATAATCTTTATTGCTGTTTAGTGGTGTGGTTGCATTTACTTCTAGCTTATCCCTAATTATAGAAGATAACTCAAGAATAACAAACTCATCACCAGGTAAAGGTTTTTGTACTATTCTAGTTATCCTAGTTCCCTTATCTGTTGTTTTTGTTCCTGAATATATATATACATCCAACGTTAGCTTAGTCATACCCGATTGACTGAACTTTACAAAAAATGGACTTCTAGTATTTATTTTAGTTTCAGGCATTATGATGAAGGTTGATCAGCGGTTAATGTACAGGTTTTCTGTTTAGACTCCGATTCTGCAAATCCTGAAGGGATCCTAAATTTATATATAACCGTTCTAGTTATAGGACTTCCTGAGGTGTTCGCATTATATGAAGGGGGTGTTGTTTCTGTTCCAGGGTCATCTACATCTACATAAGTAACAGCTGTTAAATCATAAGAAGCTGTATTTGTTGCAGCAGTTATCGTTCCGTCTTGAGCAACTGCAAATCCAGTAAAATTAGAACAGTCAGGGACAAACTCCTGAACAACCCTCTCTTCTATTTGTACCCACTTTATATAATCTTTGTTACTGTTTAATGGAGCGGTTGATTTTGGACTTATGTAGTCTCTTACAATTTCAGCAAAGTCTACTATAACATAATCATTATCCTCCACAGGATATTTAGTTATATAATATTTAGAAGTACCCTTATCGGTAGTTTTAGTTCCTGAGTATATAAAAATTTCTAAATCTACTCTATGTAGATTAGAGGCTTGATATTTCTTCAGAAACGGACTCCTTACGTTTATTTTAACCTCGGGCATACTTAGTAGATTCCTTTATGTGTTCTTCAATATCTTTTATATAAGCTTCTGAGGTTTCAGGTAGCAAACGCTTTATTACTTTATTCATAGCTTTACCAAATATATTACTACCCTTAAACCCGTGCTTACCTATGAAAAATGCTATTGTTCCAGCAGATTTCTTTATAGACCCATACTTTGGAGCTATGCCTTTTTTCATCATCCAGTCTTCAATAACACTTACCGGAGGAGGTTTAGCACCAGGCCTTCTACCTGTGTGTAAAAACTTAAATCCATATCTTCCAGCTATTTCAATACCAATAGTTTCTCTTCCATCAAATGTCTTTGCTTTTATACTTGCAGCAGTTCTACCACTAGCATTTCTTTTAGGATATTCCATCTCGGAATCATTAGCCATTTGATCCTTTATAGCTTTCTCTATAATAGGACCATACTTATCCATTACAACCCGAATATTATTCTTATTCACAGGTATCGAAATTATCATTAGGCATCTCAATAGAGAACGTAACTCCCCATCCAGCTAATTGGTTCTCAAAACGGTCTTGGAACGGTTCTGCTGTGACATTTCCAGTTACCTTAAGATCGTTGTTGTCAAACAGATTTCCGCGCCTTAAATGGCTCTGTAAATCGTTTACAACAGCCAATTGAGTATTTAATACATCTTGTAAATTATCATTACTATAGAAAGAGTCGTAAGTACTTTCGTTCTTATTTACATCTACAATGTCCATAGACAATACACTAATGTCTGCCGTCATTATATGATCGGCAAATACCACATTACCGATTGTAAGGTGGCTTAGTGGATAGATTGTAGTTTTGGTAAGGTCCACCTCCAATATGTCACCAAAGGTGACTGTATTGGTTATATTATTGGCTCTTAACCTGTCTTTAATTTTGTCTAGTAAGTCGTAGATTTCTTTCATTTTATCTTTTGTATTCTTTTAGCTTCTAGTTCGTTTTTTTCTCGCTCGAACTCGAGCCAGGTGAGAGCTTGTCGAACTGGGAGTTTGGTAACTTCTTCAAAGCGTAATAAGTCTCCTTGAGCGATCGCATATATGGATTGATACCATCCCCATTTTCTTCCAAAGTTTGCTTCAGAGTTGAGGCTGACTTCGTCGCTTGATTCTGTAAATAACCCATCAAATAAAGAGACAGTTCTTTTCCTAAACGATAAAAAAAAACCAGCGCACCCAGCGCAATATCTATTGGCATATCTTTTAATGCCTCTGAGTATTTATCTGAAGACTCATAGTCTTCTATTAAATACATATTCTTTTTGCTGAATGTAACGGGCCTATACAATACAGCCATAGCCTTATGCATATTATCCCAGTCAGACATATAACTATCTAAATCTACAAACTCACCTAGAGATATATTGTCGAGCTTCGGTATAAAACCGAACTCGACTTCATCTCCATTTGGGTCTGATAGACTAAAGCGGTTTATGAAAGGTGTTTTAGCTTTGAATAATTCATTAAGGTGGTTTATGACAAAGCTGAAATCAGTAAGCTTCATATTATAAGCTTCCTTCAGCGTAAGCCCACAGAATATTTCTAGCATCTTAAGATTCAAAAACTCCGGATCTTCCGCATCTTTATTCTCATCAGCGAGTTTTAGGAACCGCTGATACTCTCTTAGTTTTATCGCTCGTAAAGATTTAGGGATGTCTATTTGTATCTTCTTCATACTAATATAACTAAAAAAAAGCGCGAGTGTACCACAACTGAAAATACAACACTTACAAAAAAAAATGGTTATATTATTATAAGGAATTGGGGAGCCAAAGCGACACAATTACTTGCCAAGTGAATCAGCCAATTCCCTACGAATCAACCAGATAATATAACGGGTGGAAGGTGTGTCTTGACCAGACCTAGGCTCTCTACGGGCCTAATCGGGTGATTTTATTAAAGTGGATATATATAACCTTTCGTAATCCGTTTTACGTTGATTTTTTTAAACTGGATATATATAACCCGTTTGCGTCCGTTTTACGTCCTTTTCCCCCCGGGGCGTAGGATCCCCCCTGTAAAGCACAAAAGCCCCGCAAAAGCTCTCTAAATGGCTCCTGAGGGCGTTATTCGGGCGGGTAACTCGGTTTGTTGATTCGTTTTAAGGGTCGGCTATATCACAAAAAAACCCCTCACTCATTTGCAAGGGGTTAGCGATTTTATGTAATTTAATTTTACTTTGTCAAGTTTATAAAATCCTTTTGGTTAATTTGTGTTTTAAAATTTATTTGATTGGTTAAATAGTAGCTGTCATTTGTTTCCAATATCTTTACCGCGGTGTTAATAGGGTAAAGTCTTTTGATATCGCGCGCGTATTTCCGCGCGTGATTAAATTGATGTGATTTGCTCATTTTGTTTTGATATTTAAATAATTTGCTTTTTCGTTTAAATAGTCATCATCAAAGGACAGTAAACCTTTATAATATTTCAAAACCGTTTCGGGCTCTTCATATGGTAATATATACCTTTCAATAAATTGCTTTGTTTTCATTTTCTTTTTAATTAAGTTAAATCTTACATACAGCAACTGGAATAAGTTTACTGCTGTCAATTGTGAATCCACTGTCATCTTTGCGGGCGTTACCTTTTGCCCGTAAACCTAAAATGCTATTTTTGGCGGTGATCATTACTAAGTCGGATACATCCCCGTCAACAACATCAAACCCGCGCCAGGAGGTCGGAAGCTCCTGAGAAAAGACCGCGGAAACATTCGCGCCCATTTGTAGGGCTTGCATTGTTTCTGTTTCGTTATCCTCCGCACGTGAAAAGGTCAGATAATAATTAGGATGATTTAGATACTTTTTTACTTTGCCTATGATTTTGGTGTAATCATACAAAATTGCGGTAGGCATTAAGTCAATAACATTTAATCCCGCATACTTTTCAAGCAAGTAAATAAAATCAATGTCACTTGTGCCATTTAAACGGAAAGCGATTTTCTCCCCGTTCTTTTTTGCTTTTGCAGTTTCTTTGATTATTTCCCCCGCTAATTTTTTGATAAATAAACTTTTGTTTTCAATATAAAAATTAGTTTTATTAATACGCGCGTTTTGTACGTTATTAAATGCCCCGCGCCCCGCGGTAAATAGGCAAGCAGCCGCGCACCCTTTGGAGGCTTTTGGGCATATGTTAACACCTTTGTAGTTTTGTGTATAGGGTGCTAAATAAAGTATAAAAGTCTTTAATTCGTTTTTCTTTGTCTTTGCGTTTGATATACCCGCGCTAAGTAGACGCGCGGGTGTTTTGTAATTAGTAGTCATAGTTAATTAATTTATCGTTAATATTAAACCGCTCAATAAATTCAAAAGGGAGGTCAAAATATTCTCCATTTTCCTTTTGTATTAATACGTTTTCTATTTCCCAATCTTCCGCGGGAGGGGTTTCATTGTCACCCTTCCATTTAGTATTAATTAGGGTATATTCTAAAATGTACCCATCACCGAAAAAAGTCTCGTTTTGTTTTCTAGTTTTCATTATAAATTTGTTTTATTAAATCATTTACTAAATCTTCTTTTGTTTCACCGTCTTCTAAATCACAATCAAAGGTTATAAACTTCCAAAGTTCACTATTTGATAAATAACCTTTTGTAACTAATTGGTCTTTAAAATAATTTAGAGTTTCCTCATCCCAATAAAATTTTTTTTGTGTTTTCATCTATTAATTATTTTATTTAGTTTATTAATGTTTTCAATCGCTTTATCGATACGCTCCATTGAATCCGCGAACGTATCATTAAAAAAGGTATACTCTACCCCGTCAATTTTTGCGGATATAATACGCTCAAATTTAATTGTGCGATATTGTTTTTTTGACATATTAAACAAAACCAAATTTTTGGCTTTGATTGGGTCATAATTTAACGCCCCCCCTTTCAAGTAGGATTTAACACCGAAACGAAATTTATCCGCGCCCATTGATTTGTCAGCGCGTAAATAAGTGAGAGAAAAGATCTTTCCGTCTTTTGTTTTCTCTAGTAATTCAAAATACTTTAAAGTTTTCATCTTGTAATAATTAAAGGTTAATAAAATAATTGATAAAATGCCCGACGATATAACCGCCAAAAGCAATTAAATAAAGGTTAATAATTAGTTTCATTTGATTAGTATTAATGTTAATAACTATACAAATATAAACAAAAAAGTTTGCATACAACAAAAAAAGTAAAAAATCAAGACGCTGAACAAAAAAAAGTTTTTTTATCCTTTGAACCTTTGCAAGATGAAGACAAAGCAAAACTTAAAGCTCCATATAATAGGAACGGGCGCGCGTGATATACTAAAACATATTGACATATGCAAGCATAAAACCCAATTTAGAATCAGTCTAAATAAGCACCAATCTCGGGGGGTACTGCGTTTAAGAAGGGGGGTACTGCGTTTAAGAACCTAGGATCCGCTGGGGGTACTGCGTTTAAGAATCTACCCCTACTGCGTTTAAGAATTTACCGGATCACATAAGTTCCTCGCTTCGAATTTATTTCTGCAAATTGAAGAGCGTATCTCATTGCGTCAATGCAATGATTCCATTTATCGATTGGACGCTCATTGCGAGCGTGCCATACATAGTTGTTCAGCTCCTTAATTATATTCTCACTTCTAGCATCCACTACAATGTGGTAGTCCTGCATTAGTGCAATACCAGTAAGTATTGATCCTTTACCTTTTCTAGTTCCTTTTACATTACAGCCGTAAACTTCCTTCATTTCCTGTATCATCCTAGGTTCGCTGTTATCGGATATTATAATATCCTCACCAGCGTGTCTGATATTCCTTTCGGCTATTTCTTTAGTAGAAAGCCCAGGAGTGACGAAACATTCCTGAACCCACATAATCCTATGTTCGGTGTCTACAGAGCATCTAATAAGGGTTGTAGGGTCTGTAGAGAAGCCATAATCTTGGCCATATACAATTTGGTGATATCCTTTAAACTCACCTGTTTTCCAATCGGTGATTACTACACCTTCAGCCTTATCTAGCCAGCCTCCCATTATCTGATGCAGATACTTTCTAGGGTTCTTTCTTTTCATATTCTCTACCTGCTCTACAAAGGATTTTGACAGATTCTCTTTGTTATCTAAGTAAGTAGTGTGAATGTATGTAACATTATCCTTCCAAGTATTTGAAGCTGCTTCTACTCGCTTGGCAGCAAAGAAGCGTTGATATATCCAATGTTCTTTTGTAGTGGGGTTTAGTATCAATATACACCTATTCTGTTTACCTTTCTCCCTTACAGACTGATCTATCTTATCGAAGCTATCTTCGTTGATTAGTTCTTCTGCCTCATCCAAGACAAAGGTTGTAATACCCTGGAGGGACTTCAGCGCAGCGGTTTGGTTACCGCTGCTTGTCTTTATACCCTTAAATATTATCGAGCTTCCTGTAGCTGTATTTATAATTTCATCTTTGGTAATTCTAAAATGTTTTGCAATACCAAACAATTCTATCTTTTCTAGAAACTCAGGTATAATAGAGGTAGCAGCAGAGACCATAGTAAACCTAGTAAAGAGTATCTTATGACCCTTCTCCATTGTAAGGAAAGCCAGGAAGGTATTTACTGCAAAGGACTTACCGGATCCCCTACCACCCGTCACCACAAAGTAACGGGTGTCATTTCCTAAAGCTTGGTATTTATCGTGAAGTTGAGGTACAGCCATAAACAGTTTCTAATATTCTTTTTCCTACAGCTTCTACTACGTCTACGGTTACTGCATTTCCACACATCTTATATCTTTGTGTATCTGAGATTCCATTTGCTAGTGTCCAATTGTCGGGGAAGCCTTGTAACCTCTCACATTCAATTGGAGTTAATCTTCTTATAGATTTTACAAATTGGTCTGTGTTGTTTCCTGTGCCTGACGAAGAATGAATTGTGTTTGCTAAATATTTTTTATGCCTACCAACAACTTTACCTTTTGCGTCTCTACTGTATCCCAAAACATAATTATCTTTATGCACGCTGGTAAGCGTGTTACTAATTCCTTCTGTATTTATTTCCAATCTCTGCTGCATTGGAGATCCAGCCTTCCTGTCATTTATGTCATTAGGATTCCTTCCTCTTGAAGCTGCAATCAGTTGGTTGTCCCAATTCACTCCTTTGTGATAACTTGTTGTGATACAGGCACTTTCTTCCCTTTCTCTTGCCACTCTTTTAGGCTTGATAATGCTTTCTGTGATAGGAAATATTTCTCCTGGACTTCTTGTTGGAGCATATCCGACAAGGTAGACTCTCTCTCTATTTTGGGGTAGAAACCACTTCGTATTAAGCAATTGCCATTCAAGTCGATAGCCCCCAATGTTGGTAAACGCTTGCAGGATTGCCGCAAAGTCTTCGCCAGCGTTTGAGGAGAAAGTTCCTTTAACGTTTTCCCATATAAAAAAACGAGGTCTGCATTCTTGTATAAGCCTAATTGCTTCAAGGATAAGGCTGCTTCGTTCTCCTGCCATCCCTTTACGGTTTCCAGCAAGTGAGAAATCTTGGCAAGGGCTTCCGAAGGTGATGGCATCGATTCTTGGTAATTCTGATCCTCGAACATCTGTAACTGATCCGACATACTTACTCTGTTTAAAATTATGTTTATATACTTCTATTGCATATTCATCTATCTCTGAATTGAAAGAGCTTACTTTGAATCCAGCTCTTTCTAATCCTAAATGAAACCCTCCTATACCACTAAATAAATCTAATAGTTTTATGTGCTTCATACTACTCTTCTTCTGCTCCCCTTTCATTCAATACACCTCTCGTAGATAAAGAGGGTTGCTCTGCATAATATCCTAGTATTGGATTTACTAGGTAATTCCAAAAGTCCTGGGGAAAGTCTTTTGGATCGCTAATCTTCTTCGGTCTCGCCATTATCTTCAGGTGTTATGTCTATTGTATTATCTATCTTAGGGGTCTGCTGAGTTCCCGCAAAGATATTCGTTATTGGAATATCCAGCTTCTGACCTCCGCTGGTATAGTCTACGCTTTCTGTAGGCTTACCATACTTATATTCAAAGAGTAATTTCATATGGGCGAAAGAGGACTTGGCTTGCTTCGCTAACTCGGCCCAAGCCTCCTCTTCAGAGCCAAAGACCTCCTTCATCGCATTAAGAGCATAAATACCTATCCTATCCTTCTTAGCTTCGTTTATGGTGGCTGGAGTAGCCATAGTCTTCTTAGCTAAGAAATGCTTATCTCCTTTTTTCCTGCCGTTATTTCTACGGCCATCATTCTTCTTTATATATTTAAACTCTTTTGGTTTGCGACCCATATCAATATAACTGATTATTTTTCAGCTTGTTTCTTATAAAAGGCTTTCATATGCTTTTTAAATATCCAATTGTAAGCCTCCCAGGTTTTATTGGATACTCCAATCTTTGTGTATATCTCTTCGGATCTCTTCTTATCCTTTCCCCTTTGAATAACTAAATAAAACTTCTTACATTGACCCTGACACTTCTCAGCAGGAACCGGATATATCTTATAGCCATTAGCAATGCACCAGGACGCTGCCCAATGATTTATGACACTATAGTCTATATCCTCTTTCCTTGCTCCCACTCTTTTTCTCGCCATTTCCTAATCATATAAAATTGAAAGCTTTTGGACCATTCCTTAATAACCTGGTTATCCGGATAAAACTCATTAATAAATTCATTGTGTTCGTTCATATTGTTTTCCGGTTTCTGATTTATAAGCTCTGCGAACCTCTAAAAGTTCTAGCAGAACATCTCTATATTTTTTCTTATAGTAATACTCAGGACTGATGTCTCTGTCTCTGAGTTTCCTTTTAGTTCTACATATAGTATCTATCTTAATATATATTTTATAAAGGTCATCCTCATATTCGCGGATAACGTTCTCAAACTGTTTTACCCCGTGCAATACTGACGCGTGATCTTTATTTATAAAACGTCCAATATCATCTAAGCTATGACTAGTGTGAGTTCTAGCTAACTTAAAGAATATGAATCTTGCATATACAAGATGCCTTCTCCTAGATTGAAGGCTGAGGTCTAATCCAGTTTCTCTTTCTACTAAGTATTTAATATCATCCAGTCCCATTATTTGTCTTATGTAATTCTAGTTCTACTTCTGTTATTTCTTTTTGCAGTTCTCTTATGGTGCATTTATTAGCTAGTTCTATAGCCTTTCTAGTACCCTCGCAAGCCTCATATAATTCTAAGTCCTCAAACTCTTTTAACTGAGCTTCTATGATTTCTACAGGCTCGCCTGCGAGCAAGTCAATAAGTGCTAAGTAATAGTAATTTAAAACCTCTTCGCTAAACACATTCTTTGCCATTAGAATACTCCTTTTATACAATCATTGTAAAGATTAGCCTGAATCTCATCTTCACTCTTGTTTAAGAAATGCCTTTTATATCTTTCGGTAGCAAGTTCTACTTTCCTCTTGCCGGACTCATACGCGCTATCTGACAGCTCATATATTGCAATTCGACCCGTTACCTTCTCCACTACTAAGAACGTGAATTTAGACACGTTAAATAGGTTCATATAAATATATGCTTGAACATCATAGTTCCATTTATTCCTACCGGTCCAAAGCCAGGTATCTAACTTAGAGGTTGTCTTAAGGTCCACAATATGATCGAGCTGAAGGGAATCTGCCTTAGCTCTAAAAGGTATGTCATTTATTATTCCAATAGCAGGAACCTCAGGAATCCCTCCCTCTAAAAGTTCTCTAGCCTCATCACAAAGCATCATCTTTTTATAGATAGCATTCATAAAGTTGTACTCCTTTCTAAGGATAACTTCTTTATCAGACTCTTCATTCATTTTCCTTACAGACTCTACTCGTCTTTCATAGTCTACAATCTGATATCTCTCTTCCATTTTCTCAGGCTCTAAAGCTAGAGTATGAAATATCTGACCTTCTACAAACTGTTGTTTGTATTCCGGTTCTTCCGTAATGCTTTTGTAATATTCCTCGGCAGAGCTTAGCAGAGGTTTTAGTGAAGATGATGATAGGGCTGCTTTACCTAGGTAGCCATAGTAGAACGAATCATCGTCCATATTATCTAGCAGCTCACCTTTAGCCCAATCTATTCCGTCTAGTAATCGGATTGTTTCTATTGACATATATTTTATTTTAAAGCAATATAGTCAACATTTTATTAACCAACAAAATTATTGTGGTTTTTCTTCGTACCAGGCTTTAATTAGATATCCGTCTATAGGACTGATGTTAGATATAGCTTTATAGATTACTTTACTTAGTGCTTTAACTTTTTTACGTTCACTAGCACTAGAGTCTATTCCTAGGTTTGTATAAAGATTACAATCAATTTCTAACAGGGAATCAACCTTACGTTTTACCGACCAGGTCTTATAACCAACAATCTTATCTATCTGTTCTCTCTGCGTCATCTTTCTGATTTCTTATCTTCTGTATATATAAGGCAGCATCGAGAAGCTCCTCCTGGAGTTCTCTTAGCCAAACATAAAAGCCATTAGGATTATCCTCTAAGGTTGTACCATACTCCTTAATCCCACGCTCACTACGTTTATCCATAATATCCTTTACCTTTTCAACAACAGGATCCGTTCTAACCGGATCTCTTCTTGCTGTGGTATTAGTATTATATTGCTCTCTATCTAAAAAATACTTACTTACTGAATCACTCATTGATGTTTTATTTTTAGTCCTTTCTTTATTGGAATCATTGTAACTTCCTTTGTTACCTTCTTTGTATTATCAAACTCTGTAGTTTTGTTCAGATACATCTTTTCCCACTTTGGAGTTATATTATTTAAATCAAACTCATACACTCCCTCAGGAGTAGAGTTAATATATAATGGTGTATCTCCGTGGTCCTTACACTTTTCAATCATAGCATCATACTTTGTCTTCTCTAACATAAGAGAATCATAATGAGCTTTCCTACACTTAAGCTCTATTCTATATTTAAGCATAGGTGAATAGCAATCCCAACGACTCATCTGTTTCTTAGACATCACTAGGTCAGGATACCAATTAAATTTTAAGTAGTCGAACAAATCTTGTTCGCTCCAATCAGTAGTATTACTTGTATTGGTCATATACAGTTCTTAATTTCTTATACACTCCATTGACAAAGCAAGGTGAGCATCCGGATTTTTTAGCATTCTCATTAAATATCCTATTATAAATAGTCAACATACGATCCTGCTGATCGGGAGTTATCTTAGTTCCTCCTTTTTCAAAAGTGTCTTTTAAATAGTTAAACTCATCCTCTTCTAAACAAAGAGGCTTTCTATATTTAAATAAGGTATTGAGTTTGGCCTGTCTAGCATCACAGCCACAGTCCTTGCCATCTGCCAGCCATTCTACAGCTTTCTTTATACCAGTAGCTTCAGTTACCTTAGCTATGGTATCTCCAAGGCCTTCTGAGGCCTTTGAGTGATTCTTAACCCATTCCTTGTAAGCACGGGTACGTTTGTCTTTAGGTGCTTGTTCCATAATTATATTCTATCAAATTCTCCGTTTTGAAAGTCCTCCCAGTCCTCTTTATATTCATCCAACACTCGGTTTCTGTAATTTTTACAACTGTTAAAAATCGAAGTGAGGGATATCCCCGTATTACGAGCTATATCCCTCATCGACATTTCTGTAAGGTAGTACAGACTAAAAAGCTTCTTATCATACCAATATTCCCACTCCTTAACGCTACCTCTTATATTTTGAGCTATCTTATCTTTAGCTAATTCCTTTTCAACCTCCAGCTCATCTATAGCTGGTTTATCTTCGATTTGTCTTCTATCACCTTCATCCCTTAGACAGTCATCTAAGAAGAACGTAACATTCTTTGCTTTCATACCTTTATAAGACAAAACCATATTTCTTAATGTTACCCAAACATAAAACCTGTTAATCTCATTGGTGTCTTTATAATAAATTTTAGATGGATCCTTAACATATTTGTTTAACCTAATATACATTTCCTGGACTATGTCTTCAGCCACAGAATTGGGTGCGCCTAAGTTCTTTGCCATAGCCACCCATATGTTATGCATTTTTCCTAGGTCTTCGAGCATTATTGATTGAGTGGGATATATATAGCGAAGAACCCAAGCTGGATTCTGATTATACTAAGTTCATAATCAGCTCCTTCAACTTCGATCTCCTCTAAATAATCCAGTCCAATCGCGAACCCGGTTATCCATTCAAAATCTAATCTCATATTACCTTCAATATTATCGTAAATAAAATAAACAAATACATACTTACTATTGTAAAGGCAGTTAGTTTAATTAACTGTCTTGTTAGATATTTTTTCATTTTGTTATAAATTTAACATTTAGTTTCTTAATAAACAAATTTTACTTTGATATAATCAGAATCGCTGTAGAACTTACTCATATTTTTTATCTCCACAATGTTCTGATCTTGCTCATATAGCAGACCTTCCAAAGCGTCGAAGAATGCTTTGTTTAGATTATCCTGAAGGTCAGGCTTCGTTACCTTAGGCATATTTGGTACTCTCCTCTTCTTAGGAGTAGACTTAAGGTAAGCGTAACTGTACTCTATATATTCCACAATAATAGGGGTTCCCGCTGGTATTATAACGAAATTATTTGGTAACTGTTCACCTACTAATGTTCGTAAGTAGTTCTGATAGTCTACAATTTTCTTAGGTTTATACTTAATCCCACCCCTCCCAATCTTAAATGATTGGTGGGCTTGAGGTCTTAAATTCAGTTTAAATTCTAGTGTGTTCATAAGTTTATAAAGTTCTGACTAGCGATATTGTCATCTATAGGTCCAAGAATAATCGGTGTGCCATTTCTAATATCAAATTGAAATGTCTCAAAAGGCTGACCTCTGCTTCGCATACATTTAACTATAGTCATTCCCTCATCTACCTGGAGTGATATCTGAGTCTCTGTCTTTTTCTCTAGAAACGAGCCTAAGTGACCAGTAGGTTTAGTAGAATTGTAATTACTATGGATAACAGTTACTATATGTATTTGAAGTTCTTTGGTCCACTTCATTAAATATTGGACTAGTTCATTTGACATATTGATATCATTTACATCCGGTATCAAATCAGCAATACCATCAATAACAACTAAACCTAAATTATTTACATTATACAAATGCCAGTCTATAAATTCTAACCTATCCTGAAAACTATACTCTCTAAGTGAATAAGGGCTATAGCTACCCTTACCTTCACTCATAGTATGTATTCTTTTAAATACCCTTTGAGCGTGGAACTCGCCTTGCTCAGTATCATAGTGAATTACCTTACGGCCATCTGAATGGCCTTTAAGTCCTTTTGTATATTCTGTTTCATTAGCTAAATATACGCTAGTAAGTAAGCTAACTAAGAAAGTCTTACGACTCTTTGGGGGAGCCTGTATGAAGCTAAAATTGCCGTAGGTACCCAAACATATAGGGAACTCATCGTTAGGGCCACTAGACCCCATAGAAATGGCTACAGGAGGGTATCCGACTTCCTTTGTCGGATCCATATAGGATTCCTCAAGAATCCGCTTAAACTTTTCGCTATCGCTATGATCTAATTGATTAAGCGTCATTAACTGGGAGGTTAAGCATTAAAACATCCTTAACAGTCCTTTCTATTTTCTTTTGGTGTTCTTCTATCGTAGGACCCTTTGGATCTTTACAATATAAATCAACAGCCATAGTTTTGGACCAGGCTGAATGATCAGTATATAATATACTCTCTAGCTTCCATATAATACTTTTAATAAGAGTAGGATTTATTTCAAGCTCTTCTGTTTTTAGATAAAGAATCTGAGAGAAGGCCCAAGTCATAAATCTATGCAAGTGTTTATTTTCATATTGAGTAGAAAACTCTACTTTCTCTATGTAGTCAGTTATCTTTTTCATAGCAGCCCTATCTCTCCAATTAGGCTTTATAGATTGTTGACTCAATCGCTCACTTAAGTAATTTAGTTCTTTATTCATTTGGTTTATCTTTAATAAAAAAAAGGGGAGCTTTCACTCCCCCCGAAACAACGTAAACAATTAAAATGCAAATCCGTCTACATCGGCATCTCCATCTCCATCTTTTAATTCTTTAGCTGCAATGACCTTTCCATCAGTCCAAACAACTTTTCCGTTTCCAATGTAATTTCTTTTTTCTTTTGCGTCTCTCTGCTCTTTAGTTTGCTCTATCCAAGCAGAAACGTTATTACCGTAGTCATCGAGTTCATCACCCAACCTTACAGTAACATTTGTGTACTTACCGTCTTTTCCTTTAATTCCTAATGATAGTAGTGTTGCCATTATTATACGCTTTTAAGTTCAATTAATAAATCTTTATCTATACTATATTTACTCATAATCTGTCCAATCATTCCACCATTATTAAGAAACTCAACAGCTTTTTCATAAGTCTTTGTTCCCTTTTCTAACTTAGGTTTTGATTTGTGATCATTGGTTGCATCAGCATCCTTAGTGTCATCTATAAGTAATAGATTGCCTAAAGCATACTTCTTGGCATAACTAGAAGCAGCTCCAGTACGCTGGGGCTGTTGCATTCCCTTTGCATCAAAGTCTATAATAGCCTGAGCTGTAGACTCTACTTGCATACTGTGGTCCTTAGCATCAATAAGTTTAGCAGTAGACTCAATGTAAATTACACCACCAATCTCTTTGATCTCGTCGTTAATTTTAAATACCGCATTGTGCTTCTTAGCAAGCGGTTTTACAGCCTCGAGGATATCCTCAGCAGATCTGTAATTGTACTTCCCAAAGGCATTCCTTTGGTTCTTCGGAGCCTTAAGCTCCGATTGAATTGATAAAAGTTTCTCAGTAATATTCATATATATTTAATTTATATGCAAGATATAAAAAAAATATTAACCACAAAAAAAAGAGGCCACTTTTTAAAGTGACCCCTTTCACATTAACCAAATGAAAACTAAATTAGAAAGTATATATTGAAGAAACTTCCGTATCAAATGTAATGATATGTTTTAATATAACCAAATCATATTTGGCTTTTGATCATCGTTATCTACATAGATAGTCTTTTGATCTCTAGATATGCCTATTCTGCTAAAACCCGCCTCCATTAAAGAGGCTATCATCTTATACCTCTTTTTAGAGTTCTCACACCTAATAATCGCAGCCTTACCTATAAGGTGGCTGCTCACAGTAGAGTCATCCCAACGACTATTCTCATATTTAGTTCTATACCCGGATACTATTAAGAACTGAAGCTGACATAAATGAGCTGCTGCGTCTATCATAGCCAAGAACTCACGATCCATATACTTCTCTCCGGATCCTGGGAGATCCGGACTATCAAACTCTGTAATTAGAAAATGTCTAAGTACCATATTGCAATTTAATATTTTTAGCTATATTTGCAAAACGTAGCAGTAGATCTACGTTAAAAGCTACCAAACTTCAATAGAGATATTGTTGGATCAGATAACATTGAAAGTTTGTTTTTCTAGGGGGCTTTTTCTTTTCTTTCTTTTTCTTTTACCCTTTTCTTTTTCTTTGTTTTCTTTTATTCTGTATTTAGCTAAAGTGCACCACATATGATATAACCATAAGTGGTGTGTTTTACCTTAAAGTAAAACATCACCACATTTGATATGTACTAATTACCTGCCTTGTCCCCTGTAGGGTTTACTATAGTACTTTGAAGTCTTTAGCACGCTAGTCTTAGACTTAGCGTGCCTACCTGGTCGTTTAACCTTCTTTTTAGGTCTGTAGTTTACAATGATGCCTTTAGCCATTATTTATGGTGTTTATCGCCTAATATCTTCTCGGCTCCTCTAGAGCCGAAGTAGCCTATGAAAACAATCTGCAACAGCTCTTTCACGACCGATAACTCTTCTATGTTTAAGAACCAGCCAGCTACAAAAGCTACTGTAAGAAATACTAGTGTAAGTGGCCTAACATTTTGAGCAAGCCAACTGCTTCTGCTGTCTGCTACCCACCGCCTAGTGATACCGTCCATCTCAGCCCTCTCTAGTCGTAGCTTCTCTAAAGCTACTTCTTTATCCTCCTGGGACATATCACTACCGCCAATAATAGCTTCAATGACACCGCCAACAGGCGTGTCTTCTGCTATCTTATGTACTACATTAGGGATCTTCTGAAGTAGAAACCTTCCTACTGCCGTATCCTTAAATTTCTTCCTACCGGCCATTTACTATTTCGTTGTATAATATTTGTGCTAATTTAACTTCGTGAGGATTGTCTGTACAGACATCTTTAGTTACATATTTAAACCTTTCTAGGTTTATTTCTCTTTGTGTTGCGCAGCTCGCCATTAGAGCTGCTAGTATTAAATATTTCATTTCGTTTGTTTGTTTGTTGAAGCAGTAACACTTCAGTTAGTTTGTCGATACTTTTGCGTATCTCTTTCAATTCGTTGCGAAGACCATTAGCCTTCACTTTAATTTCACTCATATTTTATTGTGCTTCCTGTAGTAGAACTAATAGGTCCACAGTACATTTGGGGTCTTCTGCGGGTCGTTATCGACGTGTATAAAGCCTGACGCAATGCCAAACCTGTTAAATCCAGCGTCTTGCAACGCTGCAAGTATATCGTGTCTTTCCCTCGAATTACGAATGGCAATGTCTGCCGCGTAACCGAATCTATGACTAGAGTTGAGCTTACCTCCAACTTTTTCGTTGTGAGTATCGGTTCGGTATCCACTATTAATTTTGAACGGAATCTGAGCAATCTCTCTTGCTCTATCCAACTTTGAAAGGAAGTCCCTATCCATATTAGCAAACCCGCTGTTAGGCAGATCCGGAGAATCAAACTCTTCATATGAAAAATATTTAAGAGTCATTTTGACATTTGTTTTTACAGCCACACTTTCCTGTCTTACAATCATCGTGATTCATTGCTTTGTTAAGCAATAATCTGTCGATAGTATCGTCTTGTACCTTTATAAGCATATTTTCAAGCATATCCTTAGCCTGGACAAGCATCTCTATTTTCATCTCTAAGTTACTAATTTTCTTCTTAGCAGCCTCTAAATCGTCAGGATTCCTACCAGTAATAGAGCTTATTACCATCGCAATACTCGCTGCTATCATACCAATAAGCGTGTTTACTATCTGAGAGTTTTCACTTGGTATTTGGTATTTGGTAAGATAGAATAGTATTATAATTACTAAGAAGAAAACAATAAGCGCACCAACATAGTGGCGAATATCTTTTGCTACACCATTAGTAGGCATTTTCATTTTTTTAGGGCTTTATATATTTGTATTAATGTAAAAACTAAAGTAGACCCCATTACAAGCATCTGTAGCCAAGCGTTAAATTCACTTACGCTAAAAACTAAAGCGAATAGATTCGCTGAGTACAATGAGAATATCTTCATTCCGTCATCCATTTTATTTTATTTAAATGCCATATATAAATAGGTACTTCCTGACTTGTTATTTTGTAAATGGTCTGTGGCACTAACTTGAAAACCGTCAGTTTGCATTGTAACAGTATGACTACCCGAAATAATAGTGTTAGGTAAATTAGGGTACGCTATAAAATCCACAACATCACTTCCTGCAATTCTTGAATCATATATATTCCAATTTGCTGAATTATCAATATTTTTAATTAATACCCAAGAAGGTTTAAAACCTAAATTTGTTTCAGTAACTACAGAAGTGCCTAACCCCTCATAAGTACCCATCTTACTATATCCGGATATTGACTTCCAAACGTAAGCTATGTAATCACTTTCATCACTATTAACACCCTCTATACCGACTGAATCTGCATTAGAAGTACTATTTATAAATCCAAAGCTATTAGAATCAACATTTCTTATACCGCCATCACTCGCAGCATCAGCTTCAGCATTAGGTAAGTTTAAATACAACCAATGATTTGCAGTCAAATCCTTATGCCAAACTCTCCAATTATTAGCCCCATCATCAAGGTCTTTGAGTATAATCACTTCAGCATCTGTAAGTCCGTGATTTACTGTATCTGATGCACTATCACCTCCTGTATATTTTACTATACTAAAACCTGCATCTGTATTGGCTGAAATTGATACATTCGTTACTCCACTTCCTGTTCCTGTAACCGCATCGCCTCCTGCTTTCCATACCCAAGCTACATAGTCTTGCCCACTTTCATTACTTCCGTTGTCTGCACCAATAAAAAATCCATTAGCCTCTAAAGTTTCACCTTCGGTTGTAGTAGTTTCTGCTCCAGAATTATTAGTGAAAAGTCTTTTTTTATCGCCTCTAACAGAATCTACTATTCTGTGCGAAGAGGTACTTGTTCTTTCTTTTATCCAAAGCATACCGCCATCTCCACCATTATTAACATCTAAATTGTAGCCAATATTAGAAATATATTGTGTTGCACCTGTACCCTCATACAATACAGACTTAAAGTTAGATGTATCTGTTTCAGGTTTTTCGTTGTAAAGTTCGGTTACTTGGTCTGATGTAAGTTCAGTTGAGAATATTCTTACTTGGTCAATAGCACCATTATGCGTACCCCATACATCTCCATCCCCCATTCTTAAAAATGTAGTTGATGCAGGAGTATCAATTACTGTGCTTGTTCTTGTGCCTTGTAAAGAACCATCTATATACATTTTAGAAGTACCTGAACCATCATAAGTAAAAACCGCATTAAACCAAATACCTACTTGTATCGTATGTGTTGAACCAGTTGTAAATCCCGGCGCAGCACCATTCCAAGCTAGTGAAAAATTATTTGTACTTGCAAAAAATGCCCAACCATCAAAACTTGAATCAGTATCAGTCATACCAAGTGGTGATGTCGTACCTGAAACGGCATCATACCTAAACCAAGCACTTACGGAAAAAGAACTATTAACTGGTAAAACACTATTGTTGATTGTTGTAATTATTTCGCACCCATCAGTTCCATCAAACACCGCCGCTTGACCATACTTTCCGAATCTGTATTCTACATCACCACTTTCAGTACCATCGTTTGTTCCTTTGTTATCTTCTGCACTATTGTCAAGAGGGTAATGTGCTACTGCTGTTGCGCCTGAAGGAAAGTCTGCGGTGTTAGCAGTTGCAGTATGTACACAAGCAGTTTCTGCGTATAGGGTAGAAACTTGTGTTGATGTTAAGACTGATGAAAATATTCTTACTTGGTCTAAACTTCCTGTTAAATATTCTTGGCCATTACTGTTTGTTTTACCTTGACCAATATAAAGATTAGTGTTGATTGCACCTCCATAATTAGTGACAATACGAGCGAAGCTATCCTCTAATTGACCATTTACATATAGTTTCGAGGAGGTGATATTAGTTGTAAAATCGTCAGTTATTACGATATGATTCCAAGCATTAGAACTAAACAAAGACATATCAGTTGTTCTAAAAAAATCCCCTTGTTTACTTATATAATCTAACCTGCCTCCTGAATCTGAAATACCTGTGTTAAATCTATTTATAGTTGTAGAACCACTTATATTGTCTTGGCCTCCAAATATTGGTTTAAAATTACCACCTGTCCAGTACACCCACACAGATAGCGAAGCGGAACTAAAACTGGTTAAATCTATTCCAGTCACTATCTTACTACTACTACCATTAAACCTTGCACCATAGTTTATTTGTCCGCCTACTCCAAAGTCAACATCAGTAGCTGTTCCATTATAGACTCCTGAAGTATCACTTGCATCATAATCCATTGAGTATAATGCCTTACCTTTTGAATCTCCAAATTTATCAGTAGTATCAGTAGTACATTCAGCAGAGGAAGCTACTATACCTCCTGTTGCAAAAAACTTCTTATTAAAACTCATATTAACTCTTCTTCAGATGGTGGGAAAAATTGTACGTTGTATTCTAAAACAGTTTTGTAGCTTTTCTTAGCATTTACCTCAGCTTCTAACCTATCGGCTTCTGCTAAAATCTCTGCTCTTTCTGTAGCTACATCTGTGTCAATATCAATGTCCCTTTCCATCTTTCTTATAACTTGCCAATCAGTAGGCTCTAATAGTTTACCTGCTTTAGATTTTATCTCAGATAACTTACTTGCTTTAATATCGGCTATCTTATATCTCTTTTCTGTTTCGCCTGTTGGTTCACCATCCTCTCCAATAACATCTACCTCTTGATTAAAGTCAATGTCAGTTACAGGAAACGTAAATATTTTTTTACTTTCATCCCATTGCAAACCACCTCTATTTTGAGTTTGTGGGTCATAGCTTGGTTTTACTATATCATAAAAACCTTCTGCTTCTATAGTCTCTTTAGATGCTTTTCTAAAGTTTAGTATTACACTACCATCTGACTTAGTATATGTAGAAGGTAAACTTTTATAGGTTTTAATTGTTCCGTTTTCAGTTCTTGCTTTCATAATTATGCGGGATTAGTGTCTGATGTATAATCTCCTACTGCAAATAAGAATGTAGGGGTTGCATCATCGTCTGTGCAAAGCACTTGTATAATATTATCTTTAGTGCCATCATAAGTAGAAGAACCTACTTGATTTATAGATGGAGTTCCAGAGACAGTTCCAAAAGTTATAGTAACATTACCAGTGATTAGTAAATCTATAACTTGTCCTTTTTTGTAGTTGTTAAAATTCAAAGTGGCTGCTCCTGTCATTGTAATTTCGTGTACAGCAGCAGCAGACCAGTCTATAGTAGTGTCTGTTGATATATTACCATAATCTGTTTTTGAAGCAGTATATCTTGGTTCTAATTTTGCGTGAGTGATACCATCGTCTTTTACACTTACAGTTCTAGCTCCTGCCCCGTTAAAAGTTGTTCCTGTATTCAGAGCGATAGTAGAATTATCTACTGTTAAATCGTTAGGTACTTTTAATACTGATAAACTATCTGATGATAACTCTAATGTTGTACCATCCGCAGAGTTGGTATTTAGCATAGTACCCTCTACAGAGTCCGCTTGAATTGTTAAAGCTCCTCCAGCAGCTATTGTAGCATCACCACTAACGTCAGTAAAGACAGCGTCTCTAACAACAGAAAAGCCTGCTCTTTTTATAGTCCCATCATCAGAAACCATAAGTTCATCACCGTCTTCTACATCACCAGTCATTTGACTTTGACCTGAGATAAGATTGTCTTTTATATTGTCTGCGTCAACAAATGGAGTTTGAACATTATTCGATCCATCTTGCGCTCCAAATATTTCTTTTAATCTAGCATTAACCCTTTTAAAGGATTCCCTAAGGGTAGTTCCATCATTATTGTCCCCAGGTTCTGCACCTATATATGGTATATTACCATTTACGTCGGTTGCGCTAGTGGGTTCGTTAAAATTTGCTGTTGCCATTATTTATTTTTTATGTATATAGTTGTACTAAGGTTTGATCTGCTTGTAAATCTGTGTTATCTGCTGTGTATAGAGTTATATCGTCTATTGTCAAGGCTAATGTTTCAATCTGATTGCCTTCTAATGCTCCTAAGAAACACTCAGGAGAAGATTCAGCAGGAATTATTTCTGCTATGGTAAAATCTTCATTACCAAATTCAGTAAAACAATAAATCTTGCCCCAATCTATACTATTTGCCATTCTTTATCTTTTTTAAAAACCTACTGAGTTTGACAATATTCTCAGTTTTAGGTTTATACATTTTTATAATACCCATCCGTATGCTAAAGGATCTTTGTCCGGATACATTCCCTCATCTTGAGAACCTGTATATTCCGGAAATGAACTACTATTTTCTATCATATAATCTACAAATCTATTTGTGTAAAAGTCAGCAAAGTCTTTAGCCTTCGCTGTAAGCGAATCTAATTCTTCTTTACTTACTGACTCACTAGATTCACTACTATGTTTAAAAACACCACCATTGCTGATTTGAAAAGCAGCAAATGGTATATAACTATATTGACTATACCAAATTAGCATAGGCTTAATATATGTGTTAAGTAATGTCTTATATGCAGCATTAGCGGAATCATCTAAAGTACCTCCAGTTATTAAGGTTTGTATCTTATCATACAATTTAGTTCCTAGAAAGTTCTGAATGTGAACATCCTGGGCCACCTCAACAAACTGAACCAATTTATCAGTATCAAGCGCACCATCTATGATAGATTTGCGCTTTAATTCCGTCATTGTTATAAATAATGCCTTCATATGTTATATATCTCCTTCTACAAGCTCCATAGATGCCTCCTCTTCGACTTTCTCGGGTTCTGTCACCTCTATTGTCTCTTCGACAGCAGAAAGCTTCTCTCCGGTCTCCTCTTCGCGTTTAATCTTAGTTGCTATATTGTCTAATTCTGTAAATTCTATTGGTTGTAGCGTTACAAAGTATAAATCCAATACTATACCATTATAAGACAGCAATTCATTAAAAGAATCCAGCAAAAGTTGCTGGAATGGTCTGATAACCATATTATCCATCAAAATAGATGCTGTTCTAAGCTCTTCAGCGTTATTTCCGAAGCCAGTATTGTCTTTTATACCTAAAAGTATCGGAGAAACTACTCCGTGCCCTATCATTATCTTTTCTCGGCTCTCTTTAGCCAAAAATTCATATTGAGCGTGTGCATCGGGTAAATTTATAGGCTGAACGTCTGATTGATTCTCTACACCATCATTAAATGCCAATATAAATCGTCCTGCATTGCTAGTGCCACTAAATTTCTCATAAATCTTCCTTTCTATAATCTCTTGACTCTCTTCATTAGGTATTCCGTTGTTGAAATTGATCAACATACTCGGTTGAAGACCATTTTGGATATTAGATAGGTGATAATTACTTACTTCTTCCTCTAAAGAGCAATATTGTAAGCATCCCTGGTAGTCTACTGGCGAATAATAGTAGAAACCGGACTTATAAGGTTTAATAATATATAATTCGATACGTTGCGAACGCGTACCATTACCAAAAGAAGGTATTCTTTTTGGTTTTTCGTTAGGTTTAATGTTTTTCCAGTCGTTATGATAGTAATATGCTTTTACTTTACCTCCTTCAGCCTTTTCAGCCCTCAATGTTTCCATTGGAAAGTGAAATAGACCATTTATTTCTCTTTTTCTGTTCTTATAAACGACCTGAACGGCTGCTTGGCCCAACATTTTTAGGTCATTTACGATTCTACGAACCTCTTTTGGCTGTAATAATGCTTGCATCTTAGCAAACATAACCGGTTTTTCTGCTGAATCGGTAGCGTTTAATCCTCTACCGTAAATCATATCAGAAATACCATTAATACAACGGCTATTTGTAGGACTTCCGAGATATCTTTCTACTAACTCACCAAAGTGGTCATTAGTTTCGCCATATTCAACCCAGGAGTTACGAGGTTTCTCTATAACCTTAGGGATTTCATACCCGGAAAGATTTACTACATTTAAATTCATACCATAATATATTGTCGGTTACTATCGCCAGCATCACTCTCAGTATATTGACTATCGTTTATAGTATATTCGCTAGTAGATACATACGAATCTGTGCAATAAGCTTTAGATCGGTAATACAACGTCGAATCCTTAAACAATTCTATATTGAACATACTATTATCAGACAAAATACTGAAAGTGCAATCCACATCTATAAAGTTTCCGTTTACTGTGGAACTTAGACCCGTTAAGGTCTCAGATCTATTAGTTCCATCCTCAACAATCTTTAAAGACAAGCCTGTTTGAGCTGTTACAACTCTAGGCAGAATTTTCACAGTTTGTGAATCAGTACTTGGCAATAACCTTATCATACTAATATAACTAAATATTTTGCTAAGTGTTTTATATAAAAAAAGGGGACCTAAAGTCCCCTTTGAACATTAGATTACTAGTATTATAATGTTCTTTGTGTTGATTCCGTAGCGGTAGCACTAGTCATACCTGCGAAAGGATCCGCAGCAGTAGCACCGTTCACGAAGTTAGGCATAGTAGTTTCATTTGCTGTTAGAGTTAGTGTGTATCCCTGAAGATCACCCATTGCAGTACCAGTTACCATAGTACCACCAGTTATCTCAGCACCGTGTTCTCTACCAACCAATAAAACATTACCATCAAATGTTTCTACTAAAACGTGAGGTCTCCCAAAGGCCATTAACTTAAGTTCTTTGTTATCCTCTTTAGATAATTTGTGCAAAGTGATATTTACCACTTGCTCAAAGAAAGTTGTTCCGTTTTCTATAGATGAATTGATATTAGTCTCTAAAGAAGAGTTACCTTTCACGTCATAAGTGTGATAAGTAAAGGTTCCATCCATATCTGTGATTTCGTCATTAGTTCCCAAAGGCATATCGCCTAGATCGCCGAAATCCGCAAAATGTACTTTTCTTATACCACCTACAGCATCTTTACAAGGTTTAGCTCTTCCTCCTGTTAAATCGCAAGCCATATTTATAAGTATTAAAAAAGGGTAGGTAGGCTCAAGGCTTACCTACCCCTTTTGGTTAGTTAATCAGTTATTAGTTAGCAGAGTTAGTAATACCGTAAGTAACGATATCTTCAACAACGCCATACTGAACACCAGCAGTAAATCTCATTACTACTCTGATGTTGTCACTTCCGTCAATGTCACTCATATCAATGACTTTAACTTCGTTGTGATCAGCTAACAATCCTGTTCCAAAGAATAGGTTGCTTTTCTCAGCAGCTACAGCCGTATTGGCACTAAGTCCACTAGCCATAAATACTCTTATTCCATCAAAGAAAGCGGGTTTAATATCCTGGTTAGTACCTTCGCTTCTGTAACCAGCAGCACCTAGACCATCAGTACCAAATCCACCCAAAGCTCTAACATAAGCTTTGTAAATGTTTTGAGATACATATATATTTAGGTCTTCTGATCCATATAGTGCAGAAGGAATAGCATCTACAATTGAACCTAATTGAGCGATTACATTACCTGAAGTAATGCTAGTGCCTGCAACCTCTTGTCCACTTGGTAAATCTGCATCTGTAGATAACAAAGTAGTTAGACCATCAAATTCACCATTAGTAGCAGTAACACCTCTCCAAATGTTTTGCTCTGTCTTTTGTGCTACTTTAGCTGCAACGTGAGAAATCAAGAAGTCGCTAAATTTAGCTGGTAGATCGTGATGAGCTGAATATCCCATAGAAATTGCTTCCCAATCCGACACAAAGTCTTTTTTACACAATTGTAGGTTGACTTGTTGGAACTCGGGCTGAAGTACTTTTTCGCTGATAGTTAGCGTAGAAGTAGGATCAAAGTCACAAGAAGCATCTTTTACGATATCATCAGTAGATACTTTCTTTAGAGTCTCTTTAAATTTTACGTTGGGCTTTACTGTAATCCCACCGTTTTCAATAGTAACACCACTAAGTAGGGCAGCAGATATATATTCTCCTGCAAATTCGCCTGCGTAAGTAGTGGTTAAGCTGTTAGTTGTTGCCATTTTATTATTTATTTTTTAGATTATGATGGGTCAGTAGCTGTAATTGAACCTGCTGCACTACCTACACCGTTAACAAACCAGTTAGAACCGTCACATTCTAGTTCTATATAGTCTCCTGCTACTGCTGTAGAAGCTACAAAATTGATTTGATCTTCTTCTACTGCTGCTACACTTGCACCATTTACTACTAGAATACCGTCAATATTATCTCCTTCTGCTGAATCAATAATCCAGTTAGTAGTAGGTTCTGTAGAACCAATGATAAATTTAAAGTTAGCTCCCAGTTTGAGGGCTGGTAGAGTAACTGTTCCTCCTCCTGTTGCATTTAAGAAAATCACTTTTCCACTATCTGCTCCAACAAGAGTCGTACCTGAAGTAAGGATTTCAGTCTTCTTGAATATCCTAGTTACGTCATTTGAAATAGTTGTTGCCATTTTTTAGTAAGTATTTAATTTAATTTCTAATTTTTGCTATTTTAGCGAATACTCTATCGGCAGTAGTTTGGACGCCATTCTGTCCATAAAGATTAACTTTAACATCTGCCTTAGATTCAGGAGAATGAACTATAGGAGCTACTTCCTCTTCTACAGCAGCTAATTCCTCTTTTGGTACATCCTCATTCATCTTTTCATCTTTAGCTGTCATATCAACCATTAGTTTTTCAACCATTGACTTCAATTCAGCAAATTCCTCTTTACTTACATAAAGATCTTCTTTAGCCTCAACCTCTTCTACTGACTCAACAGCCTCAGTTGATTCACCATCCTCGTTAAGGTTAACTTCCTCTTGAGGAGTCTCTTCTACAGCCTCCTCAACGGACTCTGCAGAAAGGTCTTCTGTTTGTGGCTCCTCAGAAGCTTCAGCCCCTAAAAGCACGTCTTTTAGTTTGTCTACGATTTCAGTCGCTTTCATAATTTTACTTTATATTAATATTACTTATTTAAAATGAATCTGTTGTATTTTTAAGGAATAGTCATTACAGTTATTACTCCGGATGAAACTCTTACCTGAGTGCTAGAACCAGCTATAGTGTAGTATCCATCACTAACAAGTGTTCCAAGTCCTGAGGATACTGGCGCATTAGAAGCATAAGGACTAGCATAAGCCTTTAATCCATTAGCAGCTGGGTTGTGTGGTGCTATAGGTACATAACTTCCTGACACATTTTGAAGACTAAGCGGAGATATTTGAACATTACCAGTACCAGTTCCACTTTGAACTGTAGTAAATGCTGATGCTGAGTAATGTGTGAAAGTAAATATACCTGGATCTAATCCAACATCCGGATCTCCTTCGAAATAAGTAGCTGTATCAAATCCAGCTAAAGTTATATCCGTTGCTCCAGCAGTCCAGCTTGCTGTATCTCCAGTAGGCTCAGAGTAACTAAACACAACAGCACCTCCTTTTATATCTGTATAAAGTTTTGTAGTACCGTTATGGTGTGTTTGAATTCTTATATCTTTAGTTCCTGACCAAAAGGCTGTATATCTAGTCAATGTAAGTCCTGGTTGATTAACAGTAACTGTACAAGCTGGTGATATTGTCTGTCCAGCATTTACATATGGTTCAGGCACTTCTACTGAAACACTTAAATCTACAGAAACAGGAGAAGTACTTGTGTTAGCAGATACTGAGGAAGGGGTTGTAGATAATATAGTTCCTATATCTGCACTTCCCTCTGTAACAGTTCCGCTTTGAGATACAGAGAACCCACTAAAAGTAATTTGAGAACAATCTAGATTAGCACAACAAGTATTGAATGTAAATTCTTGTACAAAATTAACACCAGTTGTACCTGAATAAAATAAGTCTTGTATATCACACGGATTGCTCAAGTTGTTTCCAGTCAACGTATAATTTCTTATACCAATAGACCCAGCATTTCCATTATTATTTAACTGAGTATTCTTCATAAATAGGGTGTTGGTTCCTTCATATAGTAATGAAGGATCAAACCTATAAACAACCATATCACTTATAGAACAAAGAAATCCGTCTTCTAATCCAGTTATACTAATATCAGTATTTGTAGATCCAATAAAGAAAGATCCTATTCTAGCATCTTGATTAAGGTCAACCTCTCCAATCTTGGTATTATTTAAGAGTACATCAAAGTTGTCATCTACAGCCGCATTTTCGTTACATATTTGGATAACTAAAACTTTGTCTGTACAAGTTGGTGCCGGATCTCCTTCAGGGTCTAATACTATTGCACAATCTGAACAACCATCAAAGGCTACAGAATTTATAGCAGTAACTAGAACGTCAGCTGTAGTTGTTTTTGATCCTACCCTAAAACACCCGGAGACTCCATTAGATAGAGTTAAGTCATAAATACCACTAACTATAAGTGTTTGTGAAGTAAATATATTGTATGAACCCCCTCCGGTACAAGCAGAAATCCTATATTTATTGTATTCAGAAATAGCTGGTGGTGGAGGTGGAATGACTGATTCAACCTCCGGGGGAATAATAATACTAGACTCTCCTCCACTTAAAGAACCTATACCCTGGTTTTGGAAACCCCCTTCACAACATTCTGTGGAATATGTTCTACCATCATCACAAAGACAGGCTCTACGCCTGTCCCTAGGTGAAGGTATTCTATTATTATATCTTGCTCTAGTAAATCTCATTATTTGCTAGACTTAGGATGTTTCTTTGGTAGTAAATCGTAGTCTGTAGTGTATTTAGGATTTTGTGGTCTGCCGTTCTTAATTAAGTATAAAAAGGCATTAGTGCGAGCAAAAGCCCACTGAGAAGCCGACCTAACATTTGGACTGTGGCTTGTATTAAAAGCTCCAAGCCCACGCTGAAAAACAGAGGCAAGCATACCAACAGTAACACCATAGCCCAGTTTTTCTTTATATTTTTTATTGAAATCATCTGCTTTCTTTTTTAATGTGGCTCTGTCTTTAGCAGAGACCTTTGCTCCAGTCTTCCCTGAAGCATCTCCTTTTGCCGTTCCTTTTCCTTTTGGATTAGGATTAGGTGTGTCAGATTTAGGGGCCTTAGGACTCTTCCTAATGCCTCCTCTTGGACCTACCTTTGCAAGATTATGTTCTTCACACGGCATATACCAAGTATCACCTTCATACTCGTGAGCGTGATATCCTTCGCATCCGATATCTTCGGCAGCCTTTTCGGCTTCCTCTATCGTAGAATAAGCAGCTCTACCATCTATAATAACAGAAGCTGCATTTATTTCGTTTAATCCTTTTAGTTTTGAAGTGACCCAAGTCAACATACTTTTTCCTCCCCATAGTAAATAAGATATGGTTCCGCAGGCTTCTGTATTTTTTGGGTCATAATATGTGGCTGCTCTAGAGAGATAACTATATATCCTTTTGAGAGTAGAGACAGTAAATTTTGTATTTCCTTTTGCGATTTGCTGCGCTCTAACTTTTCCAACTTGGGTAGCGCAACGATTGCCCACTTTCTCATTTAAGTCTATTCCTCTTTTAGCGTTATTAACAGCAGAACTAGGATAGCCTCCATAAGATTCTAAATTTACCTCTTCATTTAATTCATCAAGTAGTTCTAGTAATTCATATTCTGCATTCAGTTCCTGCACGCATTCATCACAGAAGTTTTCCGGTAAGACATCTTTTGGTCCCTGGTCTGCATTATCAGCAAAATAGCCTTCTATAGAAAAACCGTGAACTTCACCGGCTTTTACCTTTTGCCACACGTCATCATTATATACCTTCATAGAAACCATCCAGGTCCCTATAGGTACATCAAAACCGTATTTTCTAGACTTATCTTTTTTCTCATCTTCAACCAGCCAGCTTTCAACAACAGTCATCCCGTCTAGCTTTTCATTATGCTCTAATGTAGCCTCAGATTGATGTCCCCTCTTTAGGAAAAGTTCAGAAGCTTTTCTTACAGTATCTTCAGAGAAATATATAAAATATTCCTCATCACCACTTCGTCTAAGTATCTTCTTGTTTGGGACAAGAGCAGCTCCCATAAGTATCCTCTTTTCCGCATCTACTTCTGCAAGCATTACTGGCGATTTCTTAAGAGCAATAAAATCTTCTTCTATAGCTGGATTTTCGACGACTGAGATAGCTTCTATTCCGCTGAACTCATTTTCTTCGTCAATGATTAATTCGATAACTCTTTCCATATTAATATAACTATTTATTTTTCGTCTTGTTTTATTATCCTATTGATGCTGACTCTACAATCTTATTATCTAATTCTTGTTGATTAGTAATTTCGTGACCAACAACATAAGCCCTTACTGGCTCATTTCTACTAGATGCTACAGCCCTTCCTATTTGGTCTATATTAGAAGCTCCTACTACATTAAATATTGGTGCTTCAGATCCTGTGCCTCCGCCTCCAGCGGCACTAGCAGCAGATAAAGCTGTACTAGAATTAAGAGATTTTAGAGCTGCGGCTGTAGAAGCAATTAAAGCTGCTTGAGCGGCAATTGTCCCAGCTAAAGCTAAGCTGCCCTTTTCAGGGGCTTTAAGATCAAAGTAAGATGCCCAAATTCCAACACTAGCAGCAGCTCCGTTAGCAATAATAGATAGCCTAGCTAAATCTTTGTTTTGCCTATTGAGTTCCGCGGCACTATCAAAGAAGTCTGACAGGTTCCCTAATATAGCCTGCGTGTGTTTTAAGTTGGCCATTAATTCAATATGATCCCACTTTTTGTTTATAGCATCTTTAGCCTTTTCAAATTCATTAGTCTTATGTAAAATCTCATCAAATCTATCGTCTAAAGCTTTAAGCTCTCTCTCTCTAGAGTCAGGAGTTAGACCTAATATCATTTCGGTTAAAGTATGTTTTCCCTCATTTAATAATTGAGTATCAACAAAATCCTCAACATCGTCTATATATTCAGGAACATTATCATTTAACCACTTCTGAAATTTCTTATCATCCTTAGCGGCTCTAACAGCACTAATACCAAACAAATCAACAAGACTTATATCCGTTTCAGTACCTTCTCTAAATATTCTAGCTAACTGTTCTATTGAAAGTTCAACAAACCCTTTGAATCTTCCAGAGGCACCAGTCTCTGCTTGTTTGAATAATTTTTTTTGTAAGTCAAATATTGTAGCTGCAATTTCTATTCGCTCCTTATTTAAAGCGTTTATTTCTTTTTGTGTTTTAGCTCGTCCTTCCTCCTTTGGTTTTAATTCTTCCTCTAATTCAGACAACGTTTTTCTTGCCTCTATTAATCTTTTAAATTCAAAAAAGGTCTCTGTTAATGTTTTATTGTTAAGCTTACCACTTTTTTCAAGAACCTTAACAGCTTTATCAAATTCTTTAAACTCCTGCCTTAATGCTTTTGTTCTTGTCCCTCCTATAGTAAGAAGACCTTTTTCCTCTCCAAAAACACCTAGCATTGTTCTTTGCAGTCCATCTAAACTTGTTATCTGATCCTCAAAAGCTTTTGTTAAGTCTTCAGCTTTTTCTTTTGCTTTATCATTAGACATAGCATATCTTTCTAATAAAGCAATCAAACTTTGGAAAGCTAATATAATACCTAGTGGACCCAACAGCTGTTTTCCTAATTGCCTAAAGGCTAACGTAACACCACCTATACCTCCACCTCTTTTAGATACTAATGTTATAAATAAAGTAGATAATTGAGAGAGGTTGTTAGCCATACCTCGGATACCAAAGTTAGCATCCGATATAGTTCTACCTAATTCAGTAAGTGTTGCTCCAGCAAGACCGGCATCACTAATCATACTCTGATGTCCTTGACTTGCTCCAGCTAACGCAGTTTGCTGTTTCTTTAAGTCAGCACTAACTTTATTAATAGCAGTATCTAAAGACGTGAATGACTTAGTTATTCCGTCTACTTTTACTTTTCCTTTGTCATTTATCTCAAAGGTGAATGTTATTCTATTTTCTGCCATTTTTTCTTCGTTTGATTACATCTCTCATTTCTGATATACTTTCCGGGGCTTTATGACTTCCTTTTGCAAATTGAATTAATTCATTTGCATCATAATAGTCTGTTATTTTTAGTCCTTCTATTATCTGCTTTATCATATCGTTCTAGTAGTTAAATCTGCTTTTACCATTGTTGTATCAATTCTTACTACATCTCTAGACACATCTGTGGATACATCGGATAAATTTTCTCTACCAAGAGTATCTACAGTTCTAAGATTTAACAATTCTAATGTTGTTAATCCTGTTAAGAAATTAGTACTTAATTTATTAATCCTATATTCAGTATCATATATGACTAAAATATCATTAAGTCTTATATTTATAAGTATATCGGACGGAATGTAGGCTTTGTATGTAAACAATCTACTTTCAATGTCAAATACATCTCTTATATAATTACTGTAATATGTTTCAAATAAAGATGCACTAAACGGTAGATTTTGATATTCACTCTTTTCTACACCAAAGTGTATAGTTTGACTATTGGTTAGTTCTGTATGATTAAAAGGAGCGTGATATCTATTTATAGCATTAGAACTTCCAGCTACCACAACATCAATTGTGGTTGCAGAACCAAAGCTTAAATCAGTAAGCTTTATTGGATAAAATAATAATGGTTTGCCAACCATAGCATTCTCATCCTCATCTACACTATAACCCCATTGTACTGGAGTTAAGTTATTTGTATCTGTCTCATCATCTTGATTGTATAACCTATTGAATTTATGGTGTTCTATTGGTACAGATACATTATAGTCTTCTCCTACATCTGTTGTGGTTTCAAGCCCCGCAATATCAGTTTCGGGATATCTTTCCGAACCCCATCCTTTACGGCTCAATTCTCTTTCGTGCTGAGCTGCAAAAATTGTATCTCTTCCTTCATATTCAAAAGATACATTCTTGTAAGGTATACTAGGTTTTACTATATGATCAGATCTATCTACATATTTAGTAATGTTTATCTTTTCTCCTTGAGCATAAAAATCATCTAGAGTTCTTACTAATAATTTACCAGTAAACGGATCTATCTCGGCAGTAAGATTAAACATATTAAATAGAGCAGACATTAAGTCTATAAGCTTTAACTTATTACTAATAACATCTGTTATCTTTATTTCTTTAGAAGTAGATATACTTTTACTTGCCGTAAATGAAACTTCAAATGTGTTTGTAAATATATTTAATGTGCCAGTAGCAGATCTGTTTTTTCTGTGCTTAATAACTAAAGAAAAATCATTTGCAGAAAATGTTTCAATATGAAAAGTATAATATCCGGTAGGTAATCCTAAGCCTTGATCCGGAGTACC